TTTGAGTGAACTTCAGTGGGGAGAGATATCTTCAAGCGGGATATATAGATTAAGAATTAAGCACTCTTAATTACTTATATAAATTATATATAAGAATATATATCTCTCAGGGACACGGCTTATGGCTCTTGCATACCTAAATATAAAAAATATATATAAGAGAGAAGAGGCAGAAAATGTATGTAGGTAAAACAGGATTCATTCCAAGCAATCAGATTATTTGGTTTGAGGATGATTTGATTGACAGAGACTATAGAGATGACATTGAAGAGAGGTAGACCAGCAACTGGTCGCAAGGAGAGTTATTATGAATTAAATCCTAATAACTTTAATAGACATATGAATAACATTAAAAATGAAAGAATTATCAAAGCACTTGATTACATATACAATCAAGCATTTGGTGTTGGTTTAACTTGGTCTCAGAAACAAAAAATCCAAAGTGTAAAAAACGGTGGGATAATTAAGTTATGAGTTTAAGTAGTTGGGATAATGATTACAGAGATGGTCTCTTAGGTGAGAGCCTGACTGCTGAGATTATTCAAACGGCAGAAGTAAAAACAGATTACCAATGGCAAAAAACAGGTAACTTCTATATTGAATATGAATGCTGGTATAACAATGATAATAAATGGAAACCAAGTGGTATAGCAGTCACGGAGGCTAACTATTGGAGCCTTGTAATGCCTGTAGGAGACAAGAAACCAGTTGTCCTTGATATTCCTACCAGTTTGCTAAAGAAACTCTGTAAAGAGGCTCCAAAGGCTGAAATGAATGATGGTGCAAATCCAAGTAAAGGGTATCTTGTGAAAATCTCACAGGTATTTGAGTTGATGAGGAATGCGGCAGCCTAATATTGGATTTCCTGACTCACCAACTTACTATCTTGAGAAATACAAGCATTCTGTAAGACCAAGACCATGCGTTAGATGTGGTCAAGCAGCCTATTACTGGCATCCTGATTGGTCCTATGTATGTGCACCTCATCTGCTTGATTTAGTTTGCATTTGGGAGGCAAAAATAGATTGGGACGAATACAAAGAGATAGACAAAAGGATGGAACGCCTTCTGAAGCGACCTCCATATTCTGGTGCTCCACTTGTCAAAGCGTGGGAACAACCACTGAGTTATGTTGTGGAAGAGAACCACAGTGGATTGGATGGATAGATGGGCTATAGCAGCACGGAATACAAGAAGAATAGAAAGATATTACTAAGCATAAGTCAAGTATGTGTGACATGCGGTAATGAAGCGGACACTGCTAATCACATAGTGCCAATCTCACAAGGAGGAGGGGATGAACTAAGCAACCTTGAGCCAATGTGTCACAAGTGTAATAGCACATTACAAGATAGAGACATAGCAAGAGTAAGAATGCCTTGGTTCAATCCAAGATACAAATGACAAGTTATGAATTGATAATGTTAAATCTTCAGGTTTGGATAATTGCTTACATATTTGGTTTCAGTATATTCAAGAAATAGTTTGGCGGGTTTTTATGCGTAAACAGAAAACCCCGCTGCCTCCAAACTCAATAACTAAACAGGTAAATAGTGATTTGTGAAAATACCTAAAAAGTAAAATTAGTAAATTGGAGGCAGAACATGGCAAGAACTGGATTGGTACAAGGTCCAAGGGCTCATAGATTAATTAAAGAGAACCTTGAACCCCTGAAATTAGATTTATCCCTTGAGGAAGCAGTAAAAACATCAATAGGGGCAGCCACATGGCTTGAAGATGCAGACATAGGGGCAGCCCAGCAAGCAGTCCTATTGGCTCAAACTATGGACCAAATGCCTGATAGAAGGCATCAATTGGCTCCCATTCTTATTGGATTATTGAGCAATTTAGGTTTAATGAATAACAGAAGAACTGATATTTCCCTTACTCCACAAGAGATGTTGGCTCAAATTGCTAATGGGGCTTAATGGATTGGATTCCAACGCACTACACACCTTCCCTAACTGAAGAGTTTCCATCAGATGGGGATAAGTTAATAAATGTAGTAGAGAAAATATGGAAACTACCTGAGAAGCACAATGCAGGACTTGTTTTAACTGATTGGCAGAAGTGGTTAATTCGCAGGGTACTGGAGAGATATCCAGATGACCATGAAGACCCTGAATTAGCAGGAAGACTTAGATACAAGCAGGTTTGTATCTCAATGCCTCGTAAGAATGGTAAATCTTTAATAGGTGCTTTGTTCGCACTCTATGGAATGCTCCTACATGAACCTGCACCTGAAGTAATTTCTGTGGCTGCATCAGCAGACCAAGCAAAGATTGTTTATAGAAGACTCCTTCATCAAACTCAAACATCAGAGATATTGAAATCTCTTTTCTCTCGTTCTACTGAACACAGAGGTCTATGGACTTCAGATGGAACAGGTGTTTACAAAGTTATTGCTGCTAAAGCAGGTACAGCACAGGGTCTACATCCATCTTTAGTTGTATTTGATGAACTCCATGTGGCTAATGAAGATGTTTGGACTGCTATGGCACTTGGTTCTGCTACTCGTCCTGATGGCATAGTCATTGGTATTACTACAGCAGGAGATGACACCTCTGAACTACTAAAGAAACTATATGAGCGTGGTTCTAAATCAGTAGATGAAGACCCTGCTTTTGAAAGATTTGGATATTTCTGTTGGGAAGCACCTCAAGGTTGTGATGTGTTTGATGAGGTAGCAGTTAGAAGAGCCAATCCAAACCTTGCATCAGGATTACTCTCATGGGCTTCAGTTAAGAATGAATTAGCAACAATGCCTGAAGCAGATGCTCGTAGATATCGCCTAAATCAGTTTGTTTCCAGCATGAATGCATGGCTTCCTGTGGGTACATGGCAGAGCCTTCCTCATGGCAGACCAAGCAAGGTACAAGTATTTGCAGTAGATAGAACTCCATCTTGGGACCATGCATCCATAGTGGCTGCAACCTTAGAAGATGGGGACATAGTTAGTACTGAATTAGTTGCATCATTTAATAATACAAATATTGATGAATTAGTTAGAACTTGTGTTTCTTTATCTAAATTTGGTGCCCCCTTTATTGTTGATTCATATATTTCTTCAGACCTTGCACAAGCACTGCAACAAAGAGGAATTAGAGTGCATAAGGCTACTCATAAAGATTTAATCAATGGGTCAAACAACGCATATCGTAGAATTATGAGGAAGACATTAATTCATCCTCAAGATGAAATTGTGTCAGTGCAAATGCAAAGGGCAGTGCGTAAGAATGTTGGCGAGTCTTGGAAAATAACTCGTAAAGACAGTGCCACAGATATAGATGCAGCATTAGCAACAGTTTTGGCTGTCTGGTTTGTTGATACACAAATACAAGCAACACAGATGGTTTTTTAGAGGAGAAGTATGGGAATTTTGGACAAACTATTAGGAAGAGAGACCTACGAATATGTAGAGCATTATGTTCCTGAAATGGAAGAGCGTGGGTCCATTAGCCCATTTAGACAACCATTCGTAGTAAATGAAATATCCGCATTACAACTGATTCCTGTTTCAAGATGTATATCAGTCTTAGAAACAGCATGTATGCAAATACCAGTTGAAGTTTTGCGAGGTATAGACAAAGTAGATTCTCCATCATGGTTAGTTACGCCTGATGTAGAGAACAATGTAACTCAAGCAGAATTTATTGGACAAACAGTTGTCTCAATGGCTTTATATGGCAATGCTTATTGGAAAATTTACAGGGGAGTGCGTGGAGTTTCTAACTTAGAACTCATCCCACCTTCATGGGTAGATATTGAGCAAGATACAAAGGGAAACCTCACCTATTCCATCAATGGCGTAAAACAACCAAAAGATGGTATTAAACACTTGAAATTATGGACAGTTCCTGGGGATATATATGGACAGGGACCATTACAAAGACACAAATCAATCATTCAGGCTGCAAGAGACCTACAAGATTATGCAGATAACTGGTTCAAGGTCGCAGCAGTACCAACAGGCACATTAACTACATCAGAGTTTCTATCTGCAGATATTGCCCTTTCTAACAAAAAGGCATTTATTGATTCTCAGAAAGAGAGAAGTGTTGCTGTTCTTTCATCAGGTCTTCAATACAGTGCAATTGCATTGAACCCTGAAGAGGCACAGTTCTTGGCTAACCAACAGTTTGTAACTCGTCAGATTGCAAACATGTTTGGAGTTCCAAGTATGTATTTGGGCTTGGCAGTTGAAGGCTCAGGACTTACATATACCAATGGCAATGAAGATAGACAGAAACTTTATGAAGACGGATTGCAGCAATACATAGTCCGTATTTCACAAGCACTCAGTGACTTGTTACCAAGAGGGCAAAAGGCAGAATTCAATATGACAGGGTTCTTACGACCAAATGTATTGAATAGATATCAAAGTTGTGCAATTGGTTTAGATAAACAATTCTTAACACTTGATGAAGTTAGAGAAGCAGAAGGTCTTCCTAAAATAAAAATGCCTGACCCTGTGCCTCAAACAAATAACCCTCAACAGGATGTGAACATACCTGCCAAATAAAATTGAGGGTAATGGAGAAAAATATGGAAAATCGTAGTTTTGAAATCAGAGAGGCTAATGTAGAAACAAGAGAAGTCATTGGTAGGGCAGTCCCATTTGATGAAGTAATTGACA